TTTTTTTACCGCGCCGCCATGCTTCTTATGAGCGCTGGAGAAAGGATGCTGGTCTGCACCAACTCCGCCGCCACGAGCCCGCTTGTCGAGACGCCCGCCGGAAGCCCGACCGACAACCTTACCGCCGCCCTTCTTGGCGACAGCGCCGCCGCTCTTTTTCTCGAAGGCTTCCCTGACAACATCCTTGTTGCCGTAAGAAAGCGATGGGCGCGGTTCGTGACCGGCGTCGGATTTATTTTTGCCGCCAACTCCGCCGCCGTGGGCTTTCTTCTGAATTTCGTGCCGATGAGCCATTGTGCTCTCCTATCAAGCCGTGACGGACTGAAGGGCCTTCAGGGTGATCCCTGTTTGCCCTTTATCAAAAGCTGTCGAGTTAATCCGGACCTGAGCAACTGGTGAGAGGACAGAGTAAACGAGACTGGTCGCCTGCGAAGAAGTCATCGCTGTACCTGAACTCAGCAAAACCCATGTGGCGGTTGGTCCACCGAAGATGGAAGGATCATCAAGCGACATCTCAATCTGATAGACACCTGTCGAGGTAGCGGTATTAACTGTCGCAATAACCGTTGTGGTTTTTGCCACCGGATTGAGCACCATTGCCGCCGTGCCGGTAGACGAATTGAAAGTAACTGATTGTGCCATTTGGGTCTTCCTTCTATTAGCCGCCTAAGAGCACTAGGCTGTATCCATCGTCTATCCACAGAGCCGCTGACTCAAACGCCGGGACAACCATGCTTTCATTGAACGGAACGGTCGTCACGTTCGACTGTACCGGCGATTGAACAATCAATGGAAAGATGTTGTTGATCATGACACTGGAAACGTTCCCCAAGTGGCACGCCAGTCGTAATAGCTTGGCACGTACCGTTGGTAGCCCTTGACCAGCAGATTATCGGTGGTGAACTCAACCGACATATCCATCTCGAATGGCTTGCGGTTGAACATCATCAAACCCTTGTGATTGGTGAGAATGTACCAAGCAAAGGACGAAGTTAGATAATCCCACACCATGAAGCCTTCCTTGAGCGACTCGTTCATCCCCAAGATGGCGTTCACGTCATTGGTTGCCGTGCCGGGACGAAGCTCGGAGCGGAAAAGACGGAGGGCGACCGGTTCCAGGTTGGTAGGGACAAGAACCTTGCGGCCTCTGGCATGGATTTTCAGGCCAGCGTTATCCGTCCATGTCGAACGAATAACGATCAATGCGTTGAGCAATGATGTTTCGTTCAGGTCGACATCCGTGGAAGGACGGTTGGCGATATTGCCAGCGTCAGTCGGATGCGAGGTGGAATAGAGCGCCACACCGTCGCCGCCGACTGCGGCGTTGAAGGTGGTGCCGTTATTGAAGATGGCCGCCGCATAAAGCTCCTCGGTCTCCTTGAATGACTCCATCAAGCCATCGTTGGAAGGACCGAATTCTGCCTTGTAGAGGTTGTCATCGATGGCCTTGCGAGTAATCGCATAGCCAAGACCGATTTCAAAATGTTCGGCGTTGTAGACGAAGCGCTGACCGGCTGCGTTATCAAAGCTGGTCGGAGCACCTTCTGTCTTCAACTGAGCAAAGCCAAGGTAGCGCATCGCAGCGCGGCGCTCCAAAGCCATGTTCGAAGTCGTCTGATCGAAGATCTCCGGCCACTGCCGTTCGATCATCGGATACTTGCCACTGATACCCCAGAGGCCCGGCAATAACAGGTCTTTGATCTGCGCTAGATTGACAGGCATCGGTTATCTCCAGTGCCTCTTCCCCTGGGTACGGTAGGACCAGCCCTACTCTCGTTAAATACGTCAGGGGCCGCGTTATCTCTCTTATGTTGATCCCAGGATCGTAGCATTCGGTGCCACAGGCCCAGTGATCGTGCGACGAACGAAGTTAAGCGGTTGCAGGACTGCGATTTGAAGTCCCTCGGCACCGGTCGAGGTGCCATTCACGCCCGGAGGGGCGGTGTTGGAATACAGATCGACAATCATGAATTGTGCGTTGGAGCTAAGCCCGGTGGCTAGGCTGGATTGAATGCCCATCACGCTCTGGCCGGTCGTTTGATTGCCAAGCGATGAAAGAAGGACGGTGCAAGGAACACCTAGACCGATCTGGCTTGTGCCGAGAACCGCGCCGGTTGATCCCTGCGCTGTATAAAGCTGTTCTGGATTGGAGCAGACCATGGCCGTTACGTCGCCGGTTGCGCCAGAGCCTGGCCAGAAACTGCTCCACGTCACGCGATTGACGGCGGTATTGAAAAACTCACAACCCTGAAAGACACCGTAGGCCAAGGTTGTAATGGCTCCGGTGGCACCAATCGTAACGATATAACCAGGGGCCGCGCTGCTCTGTGCAACGACATCGCCGGTAAAGATTGGCTGGGTGTTGGCTGACGAGATAAATCGCCGCTCAAGTCCAGCGGTCGGGGCACCGCCCTCGCGATTGCCGAACTGGCGGAAACCATAGGGTGCTGAGGTATTAGCCAAGAGTGCCTCCTGTACGAAGGGTGAGGGTAGCCGGGATGAAGAAATGAGGGTGCAGAGCCTGAAGGCTCGATGCAATCAACAGAAGGAAGCTGTGTAGAACCAAGATGGCTCCCGAGCGACTCAAGTCGCTATTCAGGGTTAACCATCCTGCGTGGACGGACTAGATTTTGGGGAGCATCCCCGGAATCCTATACAGGATTCCTTAACTATCCTTTGGAACGTCGATGCGTTCGTAGGACTTACTTATCTTATTAGTCCTTAACGCACTTTCGTGCTTGGTGTCAAACGAGACATTCGGAATCTCGCCGGAACGGAAAGCCCGTTCCTTGATTTCCAACTGTTCACGGGCACGACGCTTTTCCGCAACCCTGGCCCTTTCAGTAAACTCGATGGGACGAGCGACAAGAACCAATCCCTCAACCGTGATCTCGCCTGGAGCATCACGCAACATGAACCGGCCATTGAACTTGCCGTCAAAATCCTCCTGATGCACCGGGGTCCAGCCACCCTGATCGAACAACATACGCCGTCCGGGAAACTCCTGGCCGCGAACACTGGCGGTAATCCATTGCATGGCCATGCCTTCCGGCCATTCCTCTTGACCAATATGCAGCCTGTCTGGGGTGTCATCACGACCGGGATCGACGTTTTCCCAGTTTGGCTTGGCCTTCATCTTGTGTCTTTGGGCTGTTGGTTTAGCGGCATTAAAAGTCTCAGCAAGAACCTTGCTATGGGCCTTACCAAGGCTTTCGATATCAGTCTTACCAAGCCTTTCAGCCTGCTTTTCCTCGAAGGTCTTACGGGGGCGACCGGGGCCGCGTTTTTCAGGAGTGTCGTTCATGATTACCTCTGATCGCTATATTCGCCACTGGCCCGCATTTCGGCCAGTTTGATTTTCTGCTTGGCATACTCCTCGGGGGTCACACCAGAGATTCTGGCAAACTCGACTTCCTCTTTGGTCAAAGTCACCTTACCTCCTGGCTTCCTGCCATTGGAGCCAACGACCTCCCGGCTGACTGGTGCGCTCACGATGGAGTTCCCTTTCTGTCTGGTAGGAACCGGTTCGTCTGCAACTTCGACCTCTGGCTCGTTTTTCGTGTAACCCAAATACTCACTCATTAACTTGAAATAATGCGGAGTGTATGCCGTAACACCGCTCTCTACGATCTCTTCATGAGCAAATCGAGCCTTACGATTCACCTTTGGATCACTCATGATCTCTGGATGCTGACCAATAAAGTCCTTGGCAGATAGGGGTAATTCCTGCTGATTCTGTTGCTGTGGAGGCGGCTCCTTGGCACGGGCCTCTATAGCGGCCTTTCCGTCCTCATACCTTCCAAGATCCCTGACGGCTATAGTCAATCGTGTGTTGGCTTCGGCCTGAGCCTTGGGGTCTCCCAAACCGATAGCGGTCTCAATATCGGATTGAGCCTTTTCCATCGATGTTCGGGCAGCCTGAAGGCCAATTTCAATTTCATTGGCCTGCGAATCATAAACCTCTTTTTGGACTTTCGTGATCTGAGCTTCGCGTTCTCTGGTTCGCTGGAGGGCTTCATCTCGCTCTTGTCTGGCGTTGACTATCTGCTGTTTCTGGATTTCCTCGGATTTTCTGAGTTCTTCAATCTGTTTCTGAAGAGCCAGATTGGCCTCATTAGGCGGCTCGACACGAGGTTGTGGCTCCGGGGTCTCGATGATCTCTATTTCCGGCTGATCCTCGATAACCTCGACTTCCGGCTCGGCCAGTGGCTTCGCTTCCACTCTCGGTACGGCAGTGCCCGGTTTATTAGGCGGCTCTCGCAAGCGCGGCATGGTTTGCTCCTAAAAGACGCTCATGGGATCGTTATCATCAAGCACCATCCGGATATTGGAATCACGAATCATCCGGCATGGCATATCCTTGACCTTGCATTGCCAACCATCTCCGACCCGGAAGACCACCCAATCGCCCACTTCGACCCGATCCTCTTCTGGCCAAAATTCCCCAGTCTCCGGATCGCGGAAAGCCAGTCTGCCCAGTTTCAAGACCAATCCGACCTTGCCCTGCCAGACATCCTCTTCAACATTCGAATCAGGAC